AAACGTTCGGCTGCCTGTTTATACAGTAAGGAAAAATATTATGCCAAGAGGTAAAGGATACGGTCCTTCGTTTCAAGAAACGTTCGGGTCGCAAGATGACCAGCCTTACAACTCTACATCTTCATTCAACATGTGGGATATGAGTAAGAAGGCTAAGAAAGCCGCAGCTTATTTGCGGAACACTAATTTGGGGAACGCCGCTCATGGTGGTCGCCCTTTCGGAAAGTAGGTTAGGATGCACGGACATTTAGATGGTACTACTCCCAGCACTAATACTGAGAGCGTGGTCGTGTCGAGTGTGACACGCCCTACAGCTAATCTGGGTACGTTATCTGGTGACGCTATGTTACGGATGGGTAACGGTATGCGAGCTAAGTTTGATGAAAACGACTGATGGGTCGTAAACCTAGAAAACCTAGGTACTGACAGTGCCTCTTAAACGAGGTTCGGATCAGAGAACTATTTCTCAGAACATAGGCACTCTAATCTCGGAGGGTTATAAACGGGATCAGGCTGCCGCTATAGCGTATGATAAAGCTAACAGGAGTAAAAAAAGATAATGAAAAACTTTACGGATCTATTAGAAAGAGCGGCTTGGACTTTCGCCCAGTCGTTTCTTGGTGTGTTTGTTGTTGCTGACTTGTCGTCAGCTAAAGGTGCGGGTATAGCAGGCTTGGCTGCCGCTGTGTCTGTTGCTAAAACGTTCGTTAAGGATCGTGTAGCTAAGTAACGATGGAAGAAAACATTGACGTTGAAGAAAAATGGCAGGAGTTTCTGAACGCTGAAGGCTGGCAGATTTCCAAAGAGATTTACGACACTATTCAAGCAACGTCAAGAGTGTTGGACACTGATGATGGAACCCACGCAAAATGGTCCTCTGATGGAAAACTTGGGTTACTGTTAGTGTTTGATGACGATGAAGCTGACGCTCTTGTCGCTACCTATTTCGCTGGAATGGATGGTAGCGATGAGGCTCAGTCTTCTTTTGGTATATGGGTAGCTTCTTTAATTAACATGTTGGATGCCTGTTTGGGTGACTTGCCCACTGACAGGTAAACTGAAAGTCCCTAAGTCTAACATTATTCCTATGATCGAATAGCCGATCAGGTCTTTGAAAGTGTCAGCTAAAGGTTCCCAACCTGGGTCTGCGTGCATTGCTATCAGGTTTTCCATGCGTGCCACTTTGTCGTGTGACCTGACCCATAAACCTGTTTGACCGAAACGGCGTATGTTCTCATACCCGTATGCTTTCTGTTTTTCTGTGAGGAAACCCACAAGCTGTTTAGCGCGTGGTCTGCCTCGACCTGTAGTCCACGAGGTTACACCGTGATCTATCGCAGCGTGCAGGTTGCGTTCAGCTAAACAAGCCCACGCCAGCCAAGTTCCGTCACGTTTATCCACCATGTAGTCCAAATATTTTCTCAAGTCAACCAGCGCAGTGTTGTTTGATGGGTCGCGTGGAGTGTAATAGTCGTCGATTATCACAGCGGCTCTGAGCGCTGCACTCTGCCACGTGTAAGGTCCGTCTGTTGTTACTCGCTGGTGGATGGTTTCTTGTGTTTGTTTTGCAACCATTGTTTAACCTCAGGGTTTTCTGTAAGATCTTCTAAAAGTTTGAGTCGTATAGCGTCACGTCGTCTAGCTAACGTCGTTTTAGGTATGCCTAATACTCTGCCTGCGAGCCGTAACGATAAACCTGCGATGAACAGGATGTTGAATATCCATTCTTCTTCGGGTGACAGTTTGTCTACAGCGTCGGCTAACGCTTCGCGCAGTTCGTGTGTGCTGCTCATTGGTAGCATGTCGGGGGTTTGCCCTGGTGCTAGGGAGATGATGGCTTCTATGTCGTTCATGGCTCTGTTGTTCGTGAACGCTGTTTTGGTTCTGGTGTTAGCCCATAGTGAAGATGTCGGGTCTTCAGGCCACTCCCGCTTTTTCGCCATCGTGTGTCCATTCAAACATGTTTGTTTTCAACTGCCAGTACGGTTTTTCAACCCCTGGGTCTTTGAAAGTTCCTATTGTTGTCTGGTCACTCTTGATTAGTTTGTTAAGTTCTTGTAACGGTATTGTTACGAACATGTTACGGGACGAGTCCCAGAAGAAGTATAGCACAGGCATCACGGTGTGCCATGCTGTTTCTATTGCAACATATTTTTCTATTTTAAGTTTGATACCTGCACGTGGGGAGCATCCTTGCACCTCCACGAAATGTCTGCCTTCAAGGATGTAGTCTGGCGTGTACCTGGTGGCTAACGGGAGTCTAGCCACTGGGAAATCTGGTCTGTTTAAACCGTATCGTGTCCATTTTTCGTGGTTGCGTTCGAAAGCTCCTTCACTGATGTCTCCCATCGTGTCGAACCGTGCGCCCCACGATTTGTCCGCAAAGTTTGTTGTGTGTTTAGTCGTCTTTGTCAAATTTGTCTACTTTCACCGCTGAGATGCGTACCACTTGCCTGTCGTCCTCCCAAGCGACACCATTCAAAGCGTCTAATGTGAGCTTCACATAGTTGTCAAGGTCACCTCGTAATGTTTTAGCGCCATGAGGTGACTTTAGCACCGTAATGGAGGTTGCTGTGGGACTGTACATGAGTACTATTTCTAATGGTCCTGACAGTTTTTCTCCTATCTGGTTCGCCCATTGTTGTGCTACTACGTCTTCTTCCATGAGTGTCGTTTTGGGTGTGAACACTTTCCCGCCTTTCGTGTGGCGTGGTCGTGCTTTGACTTTCGGTTTACGGTCTACGATGAGGGTGTATGTTTCCATCAGATCATCAACGTAAATATTATTAAAGCTGCTGTCATAATAACGATTATTATTTCGCATGCGGTTCTGAGTTTTATGGATTGGTCTGTCATTTTCTCACTGTTCTTTCTGCGTCTGCGACCATTGTTGATATGCGTTCCCTGCCGTCGCTACGGTTTTGGAACTTTGAACCCCACGCCATGTCAGCTTCAACAAGTTCTTCCTCTATGTCACCGCTGGGGTAACCTTGTTCAACCATCGCACAAGCCAACGAGAACAGGGTCGCGGATCTGTCCCCGTCAGGTTTGTTGGGTTCTGGGCGTGGACCGTTGCGTCTGATAGCTTCAGCTAACCCTGTTAGCTTCCCACTGTTTCTAGTCGCATAAGTTTTTCTGGGTGGTGGGGGTGGCGGGGGTTGGTACAGGTCGTGTACCGTTTCCCATTCTTCGGGCAGAACTCTGGACATTAAAGCTGTTGTGGCGAATTGTGATGCGGTCATTTCTTCACCGTGTCTGACAATAACGTTACGTCCAGGCTCTGCTCCAGCAGGGTACGGTAACCTAACCCCGTTGCCCCATCCTTTGCCTGTTAATTCTATTTGTTTAGGGTTGACTTCTGTTATGGGTGCGTCAACTATGTTACACGCTGCGATGAGTCCTTCTCTTACGTGACGTGCGAGTATCGGTTCCGAGAAGAAAACCCACAGGTGGTAGCCTTTGGAACGTGAAATTTCCACCCAGGATGCCACGTTCAGTTGCTTCAATAATTCTTGTACGTTCAGTGCGTGTATTAATGATTGTTCTTCTCCTACGTCCCAGTCTACGCAACCCCAGTAAACCATGTATTTAGAGGTTCCTGTTTCCTGCCCTTCTGAGGCTTCTGTTACCTCCAGGAGCGGGTACACCCCGATTGGTAGCTCAGAAACGCTCAGATGGTCCTCTACGGCGGTCTGGAAGACGATTCCGTGAGCTGTGCAAAAGCCGCCTGACCAGTCTTGCATTGGTCTGAAATCTTTACCTGCTTTAGCTATCTTCCCGCCCTTAAAAAGTTCACTGAAAGCGACACTCGTTTCACTCATCTTCTTCACCCAAAATCTGTGACAACGGTGAGCAAACTTCCCGCTCCTCGTCAACGCTTCTTTTCATAAACTCCCAGTATTCTTTCTGATGAAACACAGATATTTTCCACCAGTCAGCGTCACCAGAGTTGAGTTTATCCCGCCAGCTACTCGTCATCAGGCACCAGCTCATCCGTGTACGGTTGAATGTGACCAGCAGTCGAATCCAAATAATAAGTGTGATCCAACACCCGTGCCGTTCTCTTATTTTTACACAAATTAAGATTGATACTATGCTCGTGGTATTTCGTTTCCCAGTTAGACAAACCGTACTTGTCGCGTTTACGGTAAACTTCAACAACGAAAATAGCTTCCTGCTCGCCACCGTACCTGCCTGCATACAACCCAGCAGGTTTACCTGGTTCACCTGAACCACGCCCAGCTTGATGCACCAACCCGACTGGGACACGCTGCTTCTTAGCCCAACGTTTAATGTTCTGAGCTTTTGTAGTCACACCTGTAGCGTCAGCGTCACCACCAGGCATCAGCTCCAAGTAGTCGATCATCACGAAACTAGGGTCTCTACCCCACCATGCTCTCGCCTCATCCATAGCTCCCGTCATGTCATCCAACCTCAACGACTCGTCTATGATAGCTACACGGGACAGTTCGTTAGCTCCCGCCTGCTCCAAATCGGCTAACAGATCTTTGTCGCCTTCTTTGATTCCTTCTTCAACTGATGCTGAGGATCTGCCACGTAGCAGACAGTAAAGTTTCATTGTGACCAGTTCACGTGGTTCATCCATTGAAAAGATGACTACATGCGCGTCTGGTTGGTTGACAAGGTTCCAAATAATACTGTTCAGCAGCATTTGCGATTTGCCTGTGTGTGATCTACCTACGACCATCATCACTTCGCCACGTCCGACACCACGGGTAGCTAAATCTATTTCACTGAGTCCCAGATACCAGCGTTCTGTCGGGTTTGAAACGAAACCTATCAGGTTGTCTACAACCGCGGAGGTTAAAACAAATGAGGTGGGTTTCTCTCCGCCTGGTGCGGGTGGGTGAATCTCGGAAGGAGTTTCGC